TTCACCGTGCGCACATTCAAGAGTGGAACGTTGGATCAATTTGGCAACATTAAGGAAGGCGACGATGCAATCATCTGTTATTATGATTTAGACGGCTTTCCAATCACTTACCAACAAAAAGATAAACGTGGAAAAGAAACACAAAATGTGAAGGAATATTTTCGGGTTCGTTGGCAATATCCCGAAGAACACAAGGATAGAGAAGGAAAACCNTATAAATATAAATCGCCTGCNGGNAGTGGAACTTACATCTATATNCCACAACGGCTTCGAGATATGTATAAGCAAGGCGAACAGATAGAGCGGCTTTACATTCAGGAAGGCGAAAAGAAAGCCGAAAAAGCCTGTAAACACGGACTTCCTTCCGTAGCGATTTCAGGCATACAAAACCTTGGCATTAACGGACGCCTACCGGAAGATTTGATCCGCATTATCAAAAATTGCAACGTGCATGAAGTATGCTTCATTCTTGATGCCGATTGGAATGATTTATCAAAAGAGATACGCGTCAGCGATCCGCTGGAACGCAGGCCCCGCAACTTTTTCAATGCAGTGAAATCATATAAAGAATACATGCGATCTCTTAAAAACAGGGAATTGTATGTGGAAATCTATTTTGGATATGTAAAACCGAACAATGAAGGTGACAAAGGCGTTGACGATTTGCTGGCTAATACGTTAAAGGGAAGAGAAGACGAACTTAAAAATGATATTGATTACCTGATAAATGAAAAATCATTGTCGGGTAAATACATACAGCTTCACAAGATTACAACCTGGACAGATCACAAATTGGAAGAACTTTGGGGATTAAACAATCCGAAAGTATTTGCTGAAATGCATCATGATGTGTTGAAAGATATGCCGGAGTTCCGTATTGGCCGCCATAAATGGAAATTGAATGAAGCCGGAGAGCTGGAAAGCACGCAACCAATTGAAAGTGATGAGCAATATTGGCAGGTAAATGAGAAGTTTGATAAATCGGGAAATGCCTACACCACGTATGAATTCAAATATGTTCGTTCGCGGCGGTTTTTGCAAAACCGTGGCTTTGGTCGTTATCGTCGTTTAGATGGTACTTATGAATTTATTCACCTGAATCCGCCGACGGTACGCACAGTAGATGCATGGGAAATAAGAGACTATTTATTTGAATTTACAGAAGCCAATTGCAGTGAAGATGTGAATGAAATGATTTCAAAAGGGGGAACCCAATATCTTGGCCCCGATAAACTTTCGCTGTTAAACTTCATAACGCCTAATTTTGTTTTGCCCGAACGCGATCGTCAACTATTCTATTTCAATGATCGATGTTGGGAAGTGACTGAAAATTTTGTTAAAGAAATAGATTACAGTAATGTCACGCATCATATTTGGCAGGATGCCCGAAAAAATTTTACGGTCAAATTGCTAAAACCAATCATTTCAGTGACAAGAAATAAGGAGGGAATCTATGACTATACGTTAAGCCCCGAAGGTGAAAGCAGTCACTTCCTTCAATTTTTAATCAACTCATCAAACTTTACATGGCGAAAAGAGCAAAAGATGCATGATCCAGATGCAGAGACTATGGAGATTACCGTAGAAGAAATTAATGAAAACAAGCAACACTTGATCGCAAAGCTTTGCGCAATAGGCTATTTGGCAATTGACATCAAAGACCGATCAACAGCAAAGGCTGTAGTGGCTATGGATGGGAGGCAAAGTGAGGTTGGCTCATCGTTTGGGCGAAGCGGCAAATCATTGGTTGGAGAAGCACTGAAACATATCAATCCCACGGTGTATATCAATGGAAAAAAAACAGATATGAGTACGGATCAATTCTTATGGGATGGAATTACGGAGAAGACACGCAATGTGTTTATCGATGATGTACGCCCAGGTTTTGATTTCGAGAGCCTATTTGCTAACATCACCGGCGATTGGGCGGTAAACTACAAAGGAGGCCGTAGGTGCACATTCCCGTTTCAGACATCACCAAAAATATATTTGACAACCAATCATGCGTTGAATGGCGAAGGTAGCAGCTTTAAAGATCGTCAATGGCTTGTAGCATTCTCAGACTATTATAACGACGAACATAAACCAATTCATGATTTTGGCGTTCTTTTCTTTGACGAATGGGACTTTGAACAATGGAATCTGTTTTGGAATCTGATCGCCATGTGTGTGCAACTATACTTGCGCTATGGAGTGGTTGAAAGTCCTGGTGAACGGCTGGAACAACGCATTTTGCGACAATCGATTGGAGAAAACTTTATCATGTGGGCAGATGAATATTTCAGCAATGAATCCCGAATTAATCAACGAATATGCCGGTTAGATTTGAGTAATAATTATTTGGAGCAATTTCCAGGCGATAGAAAATGGGTAAGCCCAACTGTGTTCAAAAGAAAATTCAAAAAATATGCTGAATGGAAAGGATACTTTTTTAATCCACAACGATATGATCCAACAAGTGGAGAACCGGCATTTTTCGATAAAGATGGCCGGCCCGACATGGACGATAAATCGGGCGGCGTGGAATATTTCACACTCGGTGATTTGAATTTTTGGTCTAAAAAAAATAGGGAAGATCAAAATATGAATGTAAATGAGGAAGAACCCTTTTGAACATCATGAATCATTAATCATAAAACCAATTAAAAAGAGAAAAAAGATGAATGAAACGACGATTAAGCTACTTGAAAAAGCACAGATAGATCCAAAAAAATTAGCACAAAACATCAATTTGATCTATTTGTTGGCAGATATCCAGGAAACGCTGATTTTGCGTGTAGAGGAAGATATGAAAAAGGCAGGAGTCTTCAAATTTCAGGATAAAGTACATGTGCAAAATATCAAGCGATCAGCCGGCGAGATGCGCTTGTTTGTAGATAAAACAGTGAGTTACGAATGCGCGGTGGAATATGGCAATGATTGTGATGAATTGTTAACCGTAATAGAAAACTATATATCAAATTCAAATTATGAAAAATAATAAAATAATTGTCGTAGTGGGAGATACGCCAGAGGAACGTGCTAAAATGGTAGCAGCTGTAGCTGTTTCGTTAGGATTTGCTCGCACGCGTGGCGATGCAATGAAAATTGTGAGAGCTTCAACAACAGATTTCGACATTAATAGTGCGTATTTCATTTTAGCTGCCACGCATAATTTCAACTATAGTCCAATTAAGTTTGAGATGCTTTACCGCCTTGCAGCATTAGGAATATGTGTGGTGATTGGTACGCGGAAAATACCAACAGAATTGGCAGAATTCTGCAATGTTCTTTATACGACTGATTTTGCACGATTGTAGTATAAAGTTAAAAATAGGATGTATATAAAAGTTATTGGAAGTGGACGAGATTAGCAAATATTTCAAAGGCGAAAGAAATGTGGTTCTATTAGATATATTGAACCGATATTAAAAAATTAGAAAAACGAAATTAAAAACTATTATTTTGTGATAACAATGAAAATATTTGAAGAAATAAAAAAAGAAAATGATTTTGAGGTCGAATCCTTCATGATTCATGAATATGTAATTGTTCCAATAGAGCAAATCATATCAGGATTAAAAAATCAACAATATAGCAATATTGATATTGATTATCTTGAATTAGAACTTGAAAGATGTTCTAATATAGCATTAGAGGTACTTGAAGTGAATTATAGAATGATACGTGAAAAGTTCGTTCAATTAAATGAATACACGACAGAAAAATATATCGAATATTTTACAATTCTACTTGCCTTTTTCAACAAAGCATTTGATTTTTAAAACAATAAAATGAGGGCTATAAAATTAAATCATCAAATAACTAAAATCATGACAAAAGAATTATTTATTAGAGCCATTGAGGCAATAAAAAAACAAAGAGACTATGATATTGAAGTGGCAAAACATTTAGGGGCTGCTTTCCATAATGCTTTTGAAGCTAATTTATTGCCCAATAATGATTATTTGCTAAACATACTTATAGAGATTTTACAAATAGAAATGAATGATATAGGGACCATACGTCAACCATCCTGGATAGGATATTTTTGTTGGGAACTTGATTTTGGTGCTAAAAATGATCATTTAAAAGTGTATGCAAATGATAGAGAAGTCCCGATGTCAAATGCAGCTGAGCTATATGATTTCTTAATAAATAGATAAACTATATTCAATTAAAAATATACAACAACAAAGGCTTGCGCGATAGCGTAAGCCTTTTCATTTTAAACAATTGTCATCGGTTCGCTGTTTTCCCTCGCGCTCCCAATTCGTTTAACTGTTCAAAATTGGAGAAATGTGTAAAAAGGGAAATTTGCGAAAAAACACGATTGGATATAAATAGATGATAGACATATAGTTATATTCTTTTTTATATTTTTTTTATTTTACAAAAGAGACTAATCAAAAAATTAGAGAAAAAACTGTGCAACTGTACGGAAGCAATTTTTTGCATTATATAGATTTGATTTTCAGTTTTTTATCTCTGCACGATTTTTGCACGATTTTGCACGATTTCCCAAAAAACCGTACAGTTTTGCTTTTTTTGGTACTTTTGAAAAACTGTACGAAAACTGTACGAAAACTGTACGGAGTTAATAAGTTGATAATCATAGTATAATGATGGTATAGGTGATAATTTGTACGAAAGTACAGTTTTTTTCTATGGTTTTGGCAAGGGTGTTTTTGCGGTGTTATCACAAAGTGTGATAAACATATCGCATAATGTAATATTTTAACATTTTATGTTTGGTAATACATTGACATATAGTTATTTTTGTAATGCAGAACAATTCATTAATTAATTTTTCTGATATGATTACCACAAAAATTTCCATTAAAACACATCTTCAGGAATTCGTAATCGGTAAGTATAATAACCATGAGTGCACAGCTATCACATTTCCTGACAATTTAGATTTATATTATTTGATTTTTGATTTAACTCAAAAAAGACCTGTGAATTGCCCTGTAGATCATGGTAATCTTGAAATAGTTTTACCGAATAGACGTATTGGCAAATCGCCAGAGATATATAACTATCTTAGCGAACGCAGCCAGTATTTGATTCAACGTAAAATCGAAAACATGTTCTTTGCCGAATTACATGATGAGCTTGATGGAGAGAAACATCGAAAGGGAATTCCATATATTGAAACCGTTTGGAAATTCATTTGTAAGTATGGCATAATGTCCATCACTGAAGATGCTCTTTTAAAAGATTATTACCGGTGGCGTCAAGAAGTAAGACGGCGTGAAAAAAGAGGATATACAAAACAAAAAATTCATCGACAAAGTGTATGATTTTGTCCATTTTTTGAAGCAAAATATCATTAAAAAAGGACTAAAAATGCTAAGTGTTTGTTTGTTATGTAGTTATTAATATTTAATCGAATTATTATGTCAGACATTGATAATGCAGGTGGAATTATCCTTGCAGAATATGTATTTCCGTCGGAGATACTAACTATGTTCTATTTGAACGATGGAGTAAACATTGTATTGAATTTGGGTTGCACATGGAAAATGTTTCCACATGCTAAAAATAAGATCAGTGTAGAGTCAATGCCTACAAATGATGACACGGGAACGATTTATGATACCAAAGTAAGCATAATATGCCCATACAACCGTGTGACTTCGGCAGATAAAATCTATTTTGATCAATTGAAACAAGTTGGAATGATTTTACGCTACACGCTCTCATCCGGAGAAAGGATGATAGCCGGACAAAATTTTTATCCATTGCGCGGGACCGTACGCCGGCTGACGCCTGGTAAAATGTCTGATTTTTCAGGCTATCAACTTGACTTTTCGTCCAAAACAACGGTCGATTTGCTTTCTTATCTATATTAATTAGTCCTTTCCTTACCTCAAAAAAGGCCATAACATTGCAGAAAATTAAGCTGTAATGTTATACTACCACAACATTTTAAATGGAGTTTGGTTCATTGAACCTTCATTTGCCAGCAATTACATTCATTATGTAACAAACTGGTTGAAAGGAATTAATAATGAATCAAATTCTAAACAACAAGCCAAAAATACAGGATTACGCATTGGAATACCAGAAAATGGTTCTTATGTAATTAGTCCAGCAGGGATTGACTTTGCCCCAGAAGATGCACCGGAAAATTCTATCGCTATATTGAACATAAACGGAGTGATTACCAAACATGATCAATTTTGTGGCGAAATTGGTATGACTACCAAAGCCGATATTTTGCAACGTTGTTATGATAATACAAACATCAAAGGTGTAATCATCGTTGGCGAAAGTGGTGGTGGAGATGGTAATGCCATGCGCCTCATGGTAAACAAAATTGCACAACGCAATAAACCGGTGATTGGCTTTGTGGAAGATTATTCATTTTCGGCTATGTATGGAATCCTTGCAGCTTGTGACGCGATTATTGCCAATACGGAATTAGCACAAGTTGGAAGCATTGGCACATACATAACATTGGTTGACTACAGCAAGCAATTTGAGATGGAAGGAATCAGTGTGAAAGAAATTTATGCCACAAAGTCAACCGACAAAAACAAAATTTTCAACGATGCCATAAATGGAGTACCGGAAGGTGTAATCGGTGTACGTGCCATCTGTGATCAATACAACGAATATTTTTTGCAAACCGTGTCAGCCGGTCGTAGTGATCGTTTGACCGCATCAGAAAAAGATTGGGGAACGGGCAAAACATTTTTTGCNTCGGAAGCCTTGAAAATGGGACTTATCGACGGNATAGATACGATCGAGAATGTAATTAATTATTTAAACGTTTAACAATGAAAGTATTAACTAACGAACAACACGCAGCATTGANTGAAAAAGCTGCAAATTGGGACAACATCGTTTCGCATTATGTAGAAGGTAACCCCGAAGCAAAAGCAGAAGATGTTACGCCCGATAGTCTGTTGGAAGCATTTGCCAATGACAACAAAAGCGAAATGGAAAACAAATTGGAGTCAGCACAAGAAGAAATTTCCATGCTGAAAACTGAGAAAACCAAATTGGAAAATGAAAAGGCCGAACTGCAAACACAAGTTAATAATTTGTTAGCCGGAGCGGGAGCAAAGGTGGCAGCAGTACAGAGCGAAACTGAGCTAAATGCTAAAGAAGAAACATTGGCCGAATTTGCTCAAAAACATTCAGGAGACACGTTTGCCATTTTGGAGATGGCAAAAAAAGAAGGTTTAATCTAATTTAATTTATCACAATGGCAACAACACCAGCAGTAAACATTGCGAGTTTAACTCGTGCCGCGATTCAGTACAACGATGTACTTCGCGAACTTCCGTTTTTTCAATTGAATAAGGTCGGCCAAAACTTAAGACTCAATATTCTACAAGTAGAAGGCGAAGATCGATTGATAACCATCCGACGTAAGGGTGGCATTTTGCGTCCATATGTTGCGGGGTTGACCCTCGGCAATGAACAAGAATTGATGAAATTCTATGAAGCAACGCTGAAACCGGAACGCACCTATGCAGAAATTGTGGACAACATCACAAATTACACGGACAAAAAAATTATCTCCAATCAGGGCGAAATGGTTGACAACAAAACCAAAAAACATCCTTTGGAATTGACAATTCTGAGTAACATTGTCAAGTCATATGCCGAAGATGTAACTTTTGCCTTGTTTTTTGCCGAAAGAGATATTGCCGTGAAGAGTCCGATGACTGCCTTTACAGGATTCTTTCCAAAACTTGACATCCTCGTAACCGCCGGTGAAATTTCAACTGCAAAAGGAAATTTGAAAACGACAGGTGCTTTTGTTGATCCAACAACAGTAGCCAGTCCAACTGAAACCACAGATGCAGCGGCATACAAACAATTGGTTGACTTTGTGAGATCGGCAAATCCATTGTTACGCACCACCGGTGAAGTGCTTTTGTATGCAAGTGAAAATCCAATTGAATGTGCCCGAAAATCACTTTGGAAAATGACAAAATCATTCCAATATCCAACCGTTGATCAACTCATGGCACAAGTTCGTTCAGATGCAAAAGCTCCCGGGTTGCAATTGGTGTATGATGTAGCTTTGGGAACCGGAGATAAATTGATGATGATGAAACCTGGGTTATTAGATTTTGGTGTCGACAATCAAAGCGACGATGGATATGTGCAAGTGCGCAATCCGTATGCCGATCCTAATCAAGTTCAATTCTGGATTCAAGCATCCTATGACACACGGATCCAAGACGTGCATCCGAAATTGTTCCAAACCAATGAACAAGTGAACACCGGCGTTAATTATTCCGGAGATTATTAATCAATAGCGAAACAGGCGAAGGCTTAACGGCCTTCTCCTTTTTCTTTCAAAATTCATAAACATATAAAATTTATAAAAAAATGAGTACAACTTCAATAAATCTTAATCCTTTGCTTTGGCCGTCGGGAACCGACAACCCAGGGGGATTTAAACAACGCGTTTTATTTGTTCCTGATTCAGCAGTGACTAGTGCTCCTTTGATACCATCCGTTATTTCGGCAATCGAAGATTATGTAACAGCTACAGGGGCATTTGTGTTTGGAACGACAGGAGCTAAACCAAAATTTATTTATTGCACGAAAGACACCGTTAAGTATGGAGCTGATAATCAAGGAGATGATGACGCACAATCGTTCAAGCAAAAGGGAGAGTTTTTCTTTCCGGGTAATTTGAAAGAAGCAGCAGCTTTTGCAAGGTATGTAAATAATACGCCAGGTTACCTTGTATTAGAAGCTCAATCGGGAGAACAAATTCTGATTGGTCAAAAAGGAATGCTTTGCAACATCAAACCATCATGTGATCTTGGTCAAAAAACGGCCGATCGTCGTGGCTACAAATTCACATTCGAGTGTGATTCATTTGTGCCTACTATTTTCTTAGGAACGCCCATTGACATGGATGCGTTATCCGTTGTTACACCTTAACTAAAACGATATGATTAAGCAGGTTCAAAATTGGTTGAGCGACAAAAAACGGAAATATGATGATGGCATAGCGCTGTTTGAAAAGTTTGCAAGTGCTGAAATCAAAAAAAAGTATTTGGACTATTTCAAAGAAGTCAATGGTAACGTTGAAGCGTTTGACATGCATTTTACAATGCTTGTAAACAAAATCGTATCCATTGAGATAAAAATGAAATCGGCGCCGGATGCTTTCAAAGATTTCATACAAGAAAAGGAACCGACCATTCCATCAAGCAATGACGATGCTGAATTAGATGCTACCATTTCAAAAGTTGATGTTTCAACATTGACTGATGACAAAAAAGCAACGTATGCACGCATTCAAGAAATTGTTCCATTGATGGCATCCATTCATGCTGAATTGGATAATGAAACACTGACAGATGATGAAAGAAAAAGTTTGGCAGAACAGTTAACTGATTTGTCAGATGAAAAAAAATCATTGTGGGCAGAGTTTGACGGAAAAGCAATGACAGTCCAAACAGAAGCAGAAGAAAATGAAGATAAATTAATTAAGTTAGGTTATTTACAATATCGTTTGAACCGTGTGAATGAAAATATCAAACGCACGAACATTTCAATAGATAGTGCAGTAGCATCAGGGAAAAAGAATTTGGAAACAAATGCCCGGTCTCGATTAGCAATGTACATATCCGAAAAAGTAACCATCGAACAAGAAATTGCTTTATTGAATGGACCAGAATAAATTTGATCGATTATTCCCGCGAGCCTTCGTTCCGGGAATAATCGAACCGTTTATGCATAAAGGAGAATGGGCAATACATGACGTGTTGCCTTTTCTTTTATCAGATCATAAAAAAGCGGATATAACAATAGCAACATTCAGTATCAGTGAAGAAAGTTTGAGACCTTTGTTTTTTTTAGTCGAAGAAAAAAAAATAAAGAGCTTGACATTACTTCTTGATATGACGGTGAAACGTCACAAGTTAGATATGTTGTTGTTTGCAGCCAATATGACCACTAATATTCGCATCAATAGCAACCATGCAAAAATTTTATTAGTGGAAGCAGAAGATTTTAAGTTTGGTATTGTCGGATCAGCAAATCTAAATGAGAATCATCGATGGGAATCCGGCTTTTATTTTACAGATATTTCTATTTTTGAATATTTCAAAAAAGAGTTTGAAAAAGCTTATAACGAATCAATACCATTTGAATGGACTTAACAGAAGAACAATTGAATGAATTGGAAGAAATGGCGGCGGCTTTAATGCCACCTTCAGACATTGCTTTTTTAATTCACATACCGATCCAAGAGAGGGAGTTGTTTTGTGAAATGTGTAAAAATCATGTCAATAGTCAACTGTTTGAATATTATCAACGTGGAAAACTACGTACCAAATATGAATTAAGAAAAACTGTAATTAAGTTGGCAAAGGCCGGAAGCCCGGCAGCAGAACCAATTGCAGAAAAGTTCATGTTAGAACAATCACAAAAAGAGTAATCCATGGCCAAAGAAATGTCAGTCTATGATAAAATTGAACAACATCTCTTCAAATCAAATGTTGAAGCTTTGTCAGCCTTGACAGAGCGTGAAAATAAAATTAGGCAACGAATCATGTTGTGTGTGTCAAAGGTACTTGATAATCCATTAATTCCCGACAAAGAAATTGTAACGTATCTCATAGGAGGATGTGGTGGTGTAACAGAACCAATTTCACAAACACAAGCCTATCGCGATGTAGCTGCACTTTATAAAATAGTCGGTAATATCAAATTGTCGTCAAAAGAATGGTATAGATACATGATCATTGAAGGCGCAAAAGAAGGATTTAAAATAGCGAAAGATGCAAAGGATTCAAAGGGAATGGCAGCTAACTTAGATAAGATCGGTAAATATACACGTTCAGACAAAGATGATGAAATTTTTGATTGGAGTCAGATGATTCCACCGAATTGGGAACCAACAGATGATATATCGGTCCTTGATGGAATGGAACCAATACCAAACTTAGAAGAACATCGGAAAGAATTCCGTGCTTTATTTAAAGGCAAAATATTAGAAAATGCATCGGACGCAATAGAAGTAAATGAATGATCAGGAAATAAATAGTAAAATTAATTCGCTTCATGCGAAGGAACTTACTGCAAAAAAATTCTTTAACCGTGCTCAACGTGCAGCAATGATTGTCAGTGCTCACGAGGAAAGAATTGTTGCCGCTCGTGGTACCGGTAAATCAGAAGGAATTGATGCCCGTTTTATTCTTCAACGAGTATGGGCAATGCCAGGTAGTACAGGTGCTCTTATTTCACCAACTTATGCAAAAGCATGGGGAAATACCCTGCCGGCAATTTGCCATGCATTGGTACAATGGGGATATATTGAAGGAGTTCATTATTTTGTTGGTCGTCGTGCTCCATCTAATCTGAATTTTAAACAACCAAAACGACCTCCATTAAGAGATGCCTGGAATAATTGCTTCCATTTTTGGAACGGCACTATCATGATTGTGCTATCATTTAATCAGGGAATGTCAGCCAATTCGATGTCACTCGACTGGATCATTGGACCGGAAGCAAAGTTTCTAAGTTATGATAAAATAAAATCGGAAGTAAATCCGGCTAACCGTGGCAATAAACAATATTTCGATTCTAATCCGTGGCATCATTCTACCTTGTATTCAACCGATATGCCTACTTCAAAAATGGGACGTTGGATATTGGAAGAAGAAAATAAAATGTCTGTTGATCATATCAATTACATACGCAATCTTTACAAGGAAGTAAAACGCTATGAAAGCCTACCCGAACAAACGGAATATGTGATTCGACATGCAAAAGAGTTAAGAAAGGATCTTGATCTTGCAAGACGTTATCAAAAGCCGAAAGTTCCAGTAAAAGGAAAAGATAAAGAATATACGGTTTTCTATGCTGAATACGATGTATTTGATAACCTCGAAGTTCTGGGAGAAGATTTTATTTGGCAAATGTATCGAGATAGCCCTCCCTTAATTTGGCGAACAGCATTCTTAAACGAACGACTATTCAAAGTAGCTAATGGCTTCTATTCTGCATTGGATGATAATATACATTTCTATCTACCTCCAGACAATGGAAGACTAACTGCATTAGGGAATGATTGGAAAAAATTAACCATATCCTCTTGTTTAGGAGATGGAGATGTTGACTTTACTAAACCCATCCACATTGCATTCGATTCAAATGCTGCCATATCATCATGTGCAGTTGGACAGGTTGTTGGGAATGAATTAAGAACAATCCATTCTTTCTTTGTTAAGACACCAAGGAAGTTGCAAGACTTGTGTCAAGTAGTATGTGATTATTATGCGCCAAAAATTAATAAAGAAGTAGTATTTTATTACGATCATACTTTTGTATGGACTTCTGGCAATAATCCGGAAAGTTATGCTGAAACAATTATAAGAGTATTCAACGCAAATAAATATAATATTACAGGAGTATATATTGGTCAGGCCCCACGGCACGATTGGAAACATCTTCAAATAGACCTTGCACTTAAAGGGGATCCTTCATTGTTATTCCCAACATTCAATCTAATTCATAATGAATACCTAAAGATTGCAATGGAACAAACAGGAATACGACAAGGCAAGAATGGGTTTGAGAAGGATAAAACACCCGAAGGAACACCGGACACACCTGATTCACCAGACGAATATAAAACACACATCACTGATGCGTGGGACACACTTTTTACAGGCACTAACTTCTATTTCGTTGAACCTTCTAAATCTACAGGCGGAGCTATCTTTATTTAAAATCTTTTGAACTGAAATCATAGGATTGTCAGAGTTTTTGTTGTCACTTTCGTGTGACTTTTGCCGTGTTCATTCAGTCATTTCGCAAAGCTCCATTCCTTCATTCACACCGCATCGCCACCGCTCGCAAGCGCTTCCTTCATTCGTTCGTTTCGCTCCATTCGCTCATTACGTCCAGCCCTTGCCTTTCCCAACGCACTCGTTCCATAACAAAAACTCTTCCAGATTTTTCAAAATGTTTTTTTAAGGTATTACATGTGCGATCTTTTTGAGGAGGGCATAGCAGCTGATTTTAATATTTGCCTATGATATAACCCATAGGTATCACATGTGCGATCTTTTTGAGGAGGGCGCAACAGTTAAATTTAACATTTGCCCATCTCGCACCAGCATATTACGTTATTTTTTTTGCTGCGTTCGCAAAAATTCCTGAGGGCGGTGCGTGCTCTCCGAGGGGAGTAAGGGGAATTTATTCCCCTTACAAATCCCTTTTTTGTCTGTTAATCAATCTTTTGAATTAATAACAATGATTATTTTAATTGAAAGGTTTGATATTTTAGAATTTGTATTTTTTGAACAAAAACAGGTTTTCAAAAATCAGAAAATAAATACGCAAATAAAAATTGATCTATAAAAATGAACCCGCATAAGTGTTAAATAGTCTAAAAAAAGAGCACAAAAAAAGATCATTTTGCCTAAATGCGCCCAATTGCTCAATATTTTTATTTTACATTGCGTAACTACTTGATTATTTGTGTGTTATAAGGCGTTTTTATGTGTTAAATAACAATAAAATAATGTACACTGAGTACACTTTTCGTTTTTGTGTTGTATCTTTACATCATCAATAAAGAACAAAACAAACAATTAAAACAATAACACAATGAAAACTTTAAAAGCAACCCCGAAACAAATGGAAAGAGCCGAAAAGGCTTACAAAAAATTTTTACATTTCAAATCAATTCATGATTTTGATATTGATAGAATAGGTTTAGAAAATGCACAAAAATTTTTGAGCTGGCACAATGGTGACATTAGCGAAATTCTTAACGGAAACGAGGAAGTTGAAAGAAGATGGAGAGAGTTTTTTATAGGCGTTGAGATAAAGAGAGCAGAACGCAATAAAGCAAGAAGAGCCGAATTAAGAGCCAAAAAAATGGGAAGATCAACGAATTTATGAATATGTGATTTTATTTATATTAATAATAAACCAATTAAAAATTACGAAAATGAAAACGGAAAAATTGAACAAAACAAATTTAGATTCAAAATGTAATTTTGAAGAAATTGAAAACTTTTTAGGGGTTGAAATTGAAAGCGTATATACTTTTAAATCTGATTATAAAGGCGTTGGAATAGCACCGGGTAGCGTGATTTCCGAAAATAGTTATCCTTGTTATCATTTTAGACCGTTTACAATGATTAACCGGAATTACAAATTTGACTTTGAAACGGGCATTTTGACATTGGAAGGGCGAGATAAATGGCAGAGAAAATTTTCAAAAAAAATGTTTCAACTTGAAAAAGTGGGATATAAACTAAAAACCACACATAAACCAGAGGGTTATATTTGGGGAAATGCAAAAGAAATAAATAACTAAAAAATTACGACAATGGAAGCAAGAGAAATTTCAAAAAATGATTTTCGTTTTAGAAACGAGGGGAGCGGGTTTTATTCGGTTTTCTATTTTTGTCCTGAGAGTAAAAAAAGCTGGTGGACTGTTATACATGATAGAACTTTGATTAATGCAACAATATGCAACGAAGAGCCAGAACAGAGAGATTTATTAAAATTAAAAGAAATAGCAAAAAAAGGAATTCGTTCGGCTAATTAGTATACTAATAACATAAAATCAAATAAGATGAAAAAGCAAACAGTTATAGCCTCTTCGACAACAAAAGAAGATATAATATATTTAATTAACAAATATTGGTATTCAAAAAACTACACTGTAAACTTTGACACCGGCGAAATAATTGGTTTAAAGGGTATAATGCAAGGGGTTAGAGTTCGAGAAAAAAAAGGGCGGTATCAATTCATAAAAGAAAGCAATAATAATATAATTAAAACACACAAAGATGAATACTTATTTTAAATACTATCCGAATGTTTTCCTTGCAAAATGCGAGGAAAAACATGAAAAAGGCGAAACGATTAAAGTAGCCACAAAATACGGCGTTGAACATGATTGTATAGTTTTCAATCAAATTGGCAAAAAAGAAGGGTTTTTCTATTATTCAATTGTGCGGGCTGATGGGTTTAATCATCAAGAACGAGCAAGAAGAAGAGCCGAAAGGTTGCATGCAGCTTCGTACAATGCAATAAAAAAATCCGATTCATATTATCATGCAGCGCAAGGAGCAACGGCAAGTATCGTATTTGGTCAACCTATTTTAATAGGCCACTATAGCGAAAAAAGCCACCGCCGGGCAATTGAAAGGAGTAACAACGCAATGAAAAAGAGCGTAGAAACACAAGAACAGGCGAAAAACTATGAAACCCGCGCGAAATTTTGGGAGCAAAAGGCAAATAAAATCGATTTATCAATACCGGAAAGCTTAGAATTTTATCAATTTGAACTTGAAAAGGCAAAAGCCAAACACGAAGGTTTAAAAAATGGAACGATTAAAAAAGAGCATTCTTTTTCATTGACATATGCAAAAAAAGAAGTTAATGAACTCGAAACCAAACTAAAAATCGCCAAAAGGTTATGGGCATAAATGAAAATATACACTTTGATTATCAAGCTCTTGCACGTGTTAAATATATGTGCAGGGGCTTTTTTGTGCGGCCTCCTTTCTTTTGAATGCGCCAAAAAGAAAGGAGCAAAGAAAAGCGCCTTCCTTTCTGACAAACGGCTCAGAAAGGAAGCGAAAGAACCCGTGAATTATTTTTTGTCCTTTCAATGAGATATGAAGATGACTTTTTTTGTACCAGAAATAGCGATCACCATAAAAAAATGTCTATGAATACGGACAAAAAAAGAATTCACCTGAGTAAAGTCTTCAAGATAATGGAAAGAAAGGAGCCGGATGGGAGACCTAAAGAGTTTTCTATTCGTTTTGTGAAAATAAGTACAGGTGAACGAGTTGATTATCCAAAGGCTATTCTTACTTCAATCCATACCGCCGGCGATACGGTGAATATCATGCAAGTAGGTGAAAATCATCCACGAAAAATTAAACGTGTTTTAATTGTCCGATTCAACGGACTAAAAGTCTATATCTAATGAGAGAAAAAAGAAATAAAGCAAAAGAAACCAAAGAAGATATTTTTGACTTTGGGGAAACAGCGTATTTACCAGGCGGAAAAGCTGTGGTAATGATGATGGATTCCGGCGATTTAATTGAAAATGCCGATGCCAAAGGAAAGGTTGTAAATCCTACGAATGTAAAATTAAAGGAAATTCCAACATGGATGCCACGTGGCACAAGTAATAGTTTACCGGAAGATATCATTACAAAATGCTACAACAACGTCGCCGTATCAAGTTCAATCGAATTCAATACCCGTATTGCTTATGGCGATGGGATTATGGTAGTTAGAAAAAAACGTGATGATCAAGGCCAAATGGTGTATGAAGAATTGCTTGAGAGCGAAGCACCGGAAATTTTTACATTCATAGAAGATAACAATTATGTCAGGTTGGCTCAAGAATGGGCAAATGATATTTCCGTATTTGCTGATGCGTATGTTCAATTTGTTTTCAACAAACAAGATCCCAAACGAAAGATAGTCCGTATTGTTAATCTCGAAACAGTCTATAGTCGATTAAGCCAAATGAATGCCGACGGAGTGATAGAATGGCATGGATATTCTGCTAAATGGAAAAATGATGCTTCCACTGATTTAATCGCAACTCCTTTTCTGGATCGCAAAGCCCCTTTGTATGACTTAAAGATGAGAATTGGTAAAATACCTAATGAAACAGGGAAAAATGTAGACAAAAAAGAAAATAGTTTTGTGATGAGCATAGCACCTCCTACTCCTGGACGTTTCTATTATGGAATGCCTTCATGGTGGAGTGTGTTTCTATCGGGTTGGTATGATTTTGCTTGCGCAATTCCGGAATTCAAAAAAGCATTGATTCGAAATTCGATGGTGATCAAATACCATGTAAAAATTCGTGAAGGGTTTTGGAACAAGTTATATAATTCCGAAAATATTACTGATCCAGCTTTGAAGATTGCACGCCGAAGAAAGTTTCTTGAAGATATGAATGCATTTCTTTCGGGGGCCGGAAATTCAGGAAAGAGTTTTATTTCGGAATTTGTTTATGACAAGGTGAAAGGTGCAGAAGAACAAGATGTGATAATCGATGCAGTGCCTAATGGCTTAACAGATGGACAATATGTGGAAGATAGCGAGGAAGCAAGTAATGTGATCTATTCAGCCACAGGCGTACATCCATCTATCATTGGAGCGTCGCCAGGGAAGTCGAAAAGCATCAATGGGACAGAAGCACGAGAATTGTTTATCATAAAACAAGCCATGACCAAGCCGATCCGCGATGCACTCACGATGCCACTGTACATCGTTAAAGCTATTAATGATTGGCCAGCCGATATTCATTTTATGATTCCAAACATCGTCCTTGAAACATTGGATAAAGGAACAGGCGCAATAAAACAAATTGGCAATCAAAAAATATAAATCATGAGTAATTTATTTCAATCCATCCAGGAGTTAAGTGGTTTTGTAAAAATCAATGCAAATCTTTCATTCAATATTATAAAACCATACATAGATGATGCGCGTGACATGTTTATTCGTCGTTATATTGGCAACGAATTAACGGATAAATTGGAAGCCTATGCAAAGGATCGTTCAATTGAAAATCCAGCCATGATAGTATTACTTTCACTGATTCAGCGTTCGTTAGCCCCATTTGCCCTTTTGATGGCAACACGTGAAACGAGTATCAATTTTGGCGACACGGGACATACTGTTTCAAGAACCGACAAATTAGCACCGGCAAGCGATAAGAAAATAGCAGACTACATGCAAAGTTTACAAGAACGCGGTTGGAACAACCTGGAATTGGCTATTCAATTTATTGAAAAAAGAATTAGTGATTATCCTGAATATAAAATAGACACAACGCATTTCATCCAATCGGCTACAGATTTTCAGGATAATGGATTGGTGGATATTCAATATAGCCGGTTGACCTATCAAACGCTATTTATGACAATGTGTAGCATTGAAAAAAAAGAGATTTGGAAATTACTCGGAAACACACTCTTTACTTCGTTACTTGCAAAAGCAAATACAACCGCTGTTTCAGATATTGAAAAAGGCGTAATTGACTTAATTAAAAAGTATATTGCAAATCGCGTTGCATTTATCATGAGCAACACAAAAAGCACCACGCAAAGGGCAGCGCCTCAATACGGCGTGGAATATACGCCTCTTTTTCGTCCGCTAAGCAACAGTGACGAACAAGGAAATTTCTATGAAGAAGAATCAAAGTTCTACATGCAGGAATTAATTTCAATGCTTAAAGCCAATGCAGACGCATTAAATTATACGCCGGTTGATACTGTTTTAGCGTTCAACAATGTTGATAAAACTTCTTTTTATATGTTAGGATGATGAAAGACCTTACACTACCGGCCAATTGGAACGAACTTTCAGCCAAAGAGATTTTATTCCTGCTAAAACTCACTTTTGAAAATGTTTCTCCCCAAGAATGTAAAGTGAAAATGCTACTTTTTTGCCTCAATGCAAGCGTCAAACAGGAACAAAACGGCCTGTATTTGTTGAAAATAGGACGCGACAAATACCTTGTTTCACCTGATTGGGTGAATGAGCAAGCTGAAAAATTAGATTTTTTGCTTTCACAGCCCGACGAACAAGGGAATCGCTACATCTATCCGAAACTTACCCGGAATCCGTTCCCAATTGTGAAAAGCCGTTTTCGCAAGCTCAAAGGGCCAGCCGATGGGCTTACAGATATTACGTATGATCAATTTATTTATTTGCAAACTTACCAAAGCCAGTTGCAAACAACCGAAAAAGCAATTGATTTGTTCATTTCAGTGATCTATCTTCATAAAGGCAAATCGAATTTGAAATTAGTATCTCATTTATCACCAGAAGTAAAGATGGCGATCTTTTGGTTTTATCTTGGTTGCCTTGATTTCATTACCGAAAAGTTTCCTTTGACTTTTTCCGGTGGGGGCGAAGCAAAAGGGAGTGTGTATGAAAATCAAATGCGCATTGTCAACACATTGGCCAATGGTGACGTCACCAAAAAGCCAGAGGTTAGAAATGCAAATCTTTACGACGCCCTCTATAGTATGGAAATGGCTGTAGAAGAACATGAAAAAATGACCGACATCATAAAATAATCTTATTCTTGCTCATGATATTAGTCGTAAACCGTCGTGGTCTGTGAAGATCGGGCGGTTTTTTTATTTGCGTTAAATATTTATAATTAGGCATACTCGGTGTATGTTTATTGAATTTGTTTTGTATCTTTGAACAAATAAATAGATACAAAAATGAAAACAACATTAAAAACAGCATCATGAGAATAATTAATTACACATTACCCGAAATCGTCTTCTTAGATGGCAATAGTCACGAAGGTAATACCCTCGAAGATAGAACAGTAATACTTCATGTTCGATCAAATACGATGCTTGAAGTAATAGCGCTCGAAGACACGAAAGATTTAAATCTGAATTGTCAGGTATTTAACTTTACTTATAAGAATAGGTATCAAATCAATGAATCTTATTTGTTTGCCGTTCATTATACGTTTGCCACGCCGAACGAAATGCAAACAATCTTTGAAAGGTGCCGAGATTGGTATTGTGCATATCTTACATGGGAAGATGAAAATATAGAAGAAGATGCAACAACAAGAGTAAATTAAATAAATAAACGTATGAAAACAACAAAAGAAGCATTTGAAGAATTGGTTTCACGAAGAAATTGGTGGAAAAACGTTTTGCCCAATAGCAATAACGCAAGTGTGTATAAAAGACGTCTAAAAGCAGGAATCTTAACAGAAGCAACAATGGAAAAGTTGCTCAAAAAGGCCGGATATGAATCAAATGAAAAAATTTGGTTGAAAAAGAACAAATCTCCAAAATAGATATTATCTTTGTAACAATCAAACACAAAGGTAATTCGTCTTTTCAAGCCCCATCATTGGGGCTTTTTTGTGATTAATAGATTATTTTTTTTTATTTATTGATTAGGCATTAATTACTATCTTTGCTATTATGATAGANGATTATCCAAAAAATAAATTTAAACGCGACTTAAATCAACTGCCTTTTGTCGTGATATTTTGCTTATTAATTTGGCTCTTAAAAACATGTTCTTAAATATCAATCTATTATGAAAAAACTTCTCTTTTTATTCCTGTTATTGCCGGTGATGGCATTAGCACAAAATGAAAAACAAGATTCTTTGCTCGGCATTATGCCCCAAATTGACGGCAAAGCTCATTATCAAGGCATCGTGAAAGTTGATAGTGTTAATCAAAAAACACTTTATTCAAGAGCCAAATTATTTTTTTCAGACATTTTTGTTTCGGGTAAAAGTGTAATAGACATGCAAGACGAAGCGTCGGGTATCATTGTAGGAAAA